AGCTGTTTCAAAATCAAGGTGTCTAAACTCTGGATTATCAGTAAGCTTGACTAGTGCTAGCTGTGGCTTAATCTGTACAGGAAATCTGTCGTCAGACCACATTTCGAAAACTTTTAGGACATTATCGAACGATAAGAAAAGCTGGTACTCTTTTCTATTGAGCACCAGCCTATCATCCATTCTTTTGGAAATGTCAAACATCACTCAGATAGAAACTGTTTGAAATATTCATCGTTTTGACGTTCTGCGTTGACTTCTCGAATTGCATTGCTAATTTGATAAAATACACGCAAGTAAGACAATGTATTCTCACCAACTGCTTTATACAGTTTTTGAGGTGTTTCAGCATCAAACATTGTTTCAAACAATTCATCTAACAGCGCTTTGACTTTCATTGCTGTTTCAAAGTCGCTTTCTGATGAGTCGTCTGTAAGAGTTTTAGCTTTGTTTTGAATTTCAAGACCTTTCTCTTGAATGTATTTACTTTGTTCATCGCTTGGCAAGAACTCAAGACTGATATTTCCAATATTGAACACAATCGCATCTTGTTTTGCGTCAAAATTATAAACTCGTGACATATTTCAAACCTTTCTATTCTGTAATAGCTTTCTCAATTGGCTTTTTAATCCATTTGAGTGTGCATTCGAATTCTTCATAAGCTGTCGCATCACCAGAACCAGCTTTAATGCCAGAAACGTTAGCGATTTGAGTAAATGACTTCTTGCCGTTTGACTCAACTACACGATGCCATACACGACGACCATCACCGATTTCATAGCGTTTAGATGCAATTAGAGCTTGCGCCTTATCCTCCGCATCATATAGACCAGAAACAGAGTAAGCACCAGAAACAGATGTAACCGTTTCTTCTGGTGTACCATCACCGTCATAGTAACCAGTGTCATCTGTTTCTTCGTCTGTGTCGTCATCGATAGTTTCGATGTATTTAGCCAATGGTAAGAACGCATCATCACCTGGTACAGTATCTGGCGTTCCTGGATTAAACGGTGCTACAAAGTGTTTGCGTTGGGCATTTTTTTGACGTGCCATAATTTTAATTTCCTCCTCAAATTTCTAATTTTGCTTGTAATTGCAATGTGTAAACAAAATAACCATGTTCATCTTTGCCATTAATACCAGGTTTACCGACTGAAAGAGATAAGAATGTGTAAGAGTCGTCTGTGCTTGGCAAATCAATATCAAATGCTGATAACTCGCCATTCAGAAACCAAATGACATCACTTGCCAGCTGATTACTCTTACTTTTGACTGCAATTTCAAACGGTAGGCTTACTTCTCTCGTACCGTCCATAAATTCTCTGTCAATCGTTCCGCCTGGAATAGCATTGACGACCAAATCATCTTGATTATCTTTGAAATAATCTAGCCGTGCTTTCAACGGCAACTGTTTAAAATTGTTAATGTATTTTAAAAGTACTATTTGAAAGTTTTTGTTATCTTGCATCAGAACCCCATCCCTTTAGCTGCAACACGTTTCCATTTATCAACATTTGCTTCCGCTGATTTGTCATACCAAAGTTTACCTGTACCTGGTGTTGTATACTTTTTAAATACAACAATGCCGTTTGTCCCATAAAATTGAGCTCGTGCATATACTGTATTCCAAGAAACAGCGCTACCATCTATAGCTATTTGTCCGCTGGCTCGCAAAGCACCGCCCTTCATTGGGATGTACTTGTCTGTATCCATCAAAACTTGGTTAGCTAGTGCACGTTTCCCCCTCAAAACATTAGCATCAGATACCTTCCGTTCAGCGCCACTCAAATCAGCCTTTGTCCGAATACGAAACATCAAATCACTCCTACTTCATAGCTAAAGATTTTGCCATTTAAGTAATTAGGCTCATGACTTTTAATAATGTACGTATTAGCACCATCGCTAACAGTCGCCTCATCCCAGCTGTTGTCTACCTTGACACCCGAAATGGCTGGATAAATGAAAATTGTTCCTGTTCTGTCTTTTTTCTTAGAGTTATTCGCTCCAGAAACAGAACTAGAGCGGTCAAAGCGAACGTGTTTGACCGTCAACGGTTCTGAATAAGTTAAATCACCAAAATCATTTTCTTTTTGTACTTTTTGAACAATAACAGTGTCAGTTAACAAACGCTTATCTATCATAATCAACTCCCACGACAAGGCTAAATCCTGCCTGTTTCAGAACGTTTTCGGCATCAATTGATAAATTATATTGCTGACCGCTAAACGTGCTCTCAGATGTCTTGTAATCGATTTTGGTACGTCCGATAGAAACGCTTGTCATTGTTTTCTTGTCATCAGCTGTCATGATGCCTGAAACATCCAAGTAAGCAATTTGAAACGCCATAGCAAGCTTGACTGCTTGCTTACGATAATCAAAATCATCTTCAAAGTTGATAAAACGCTTGTAGATGTTTTGTGTATACATATCAATGGCAATTTCAGCACGTTTTGCTAACTTATCAAAGTTCTCAACATCATCAAAACCAAGGTCCGAAAACTCTGCTTTAGTTAAATAAGTCATGGTAACCTCCCTAAAAGGGTGTTATCACCCTTATTTTTCTGTTTCTGCATCTTCTGTCGCTTTCTTGCGGGTGCGTTTAGGTTTTTCCGTAACTTCTTCATTAAGTGGTACTAAGACCGCTTGAACATCTGGAAAAGCACTAGCAAGGTCTGCGTTGATGCTGTCAGCGTAATCTTTTTCAAGTTCGATGACTTCACCAACAATCACATCTTTATTGAGCGATTTAAAGAATAGGTTTTTAGTAGCTTTATATTTAGCCATTATTCGCCCTCGTTTTTAGACTTTTTGCTACGTTTTGGTTTTTCTTCTTGTTCTTCAACCTTTTCTTGTTTAGGTTCTAGAACTTCAAAACCATCTGCGATAAGTTGTACTTCAAGCTCGCTACCTTCTTGAACAGTGTAGACTTGATTTTCTTTGAAATACTTTTTCATCTGCTACCTCCTACGCTGATTTATGTGAGACATAAATACCATCTTCTTGCGACTTCAAAACAAACAAGTCGTGGTATAGACGGTTTTGATACAAGTAGCCGTCACCTTCTGTGTGTTGCCCTGGCGCAAAGAGATAGATAGAGTTAAATTTGGCTTTGGCAATAACAGCTGTTTTAGCAACAATCAAGAAATTAATATCTTTACCGTCCTCAGCTTTAACAAAACCTGTAGTGAAATCAAATTTAGTTTTGAAACGTGCATCATCCCAAACTTCGATAAGCTGCACACCGTCAAGAGAAGTGACACGGGTATCAATACCTTGTGGAGATGTAGTTGCGATTGAACGTGTAAAGTCTTTAGAACGTTCCAAAGCATCCATCACTTCACTAGACACGTACATAACAAGGTTAGATGCGCCAAATTTACGCATTGGCAAAATAGCAGCTTTTAAAATGCTGTAAACATTTTCTGGTGTGATGCTGTCTTCTTCTTTGAAATGGCTGCCAGTGATTGCTGCTGTTGCAATTTTAGAAAAACGATAAGCATCAACCTCTGGTGTTGCATGTTCTGAAATGAAAGTATTTGAAATGTTAGCCGCTGAAAGTTCTTGATTTGTTTCATCGACATCTGCTGTATCAACAAAGAACTCTACATCACGGTCAAATCCCAATGTGTAAACATTTTTGTCGTTCGATACTGTTCCAGCGTTGTAACCTTTAGAGCGTGTGTGAGTTTTATAACCTGTTACAGAAATGGTTGGAAGTTCAAAAGAACGTGCGCCAAGCCAATTTACTCTAGGGGTTTCAAGGATTGATGTTAAAGAACCTTGCATAAGGCGTTTTTCAAATTGCCCCTCATGTTTAGTAATGTAGTTAATTGACATGATTTCCTCCTTTTTATTCAGTCAATCCCAAAGCCTGTGCAAAGGCGTCTGGTGTTGGGTCTTTTGCTGCGGGATTTCCAGTAGCAAAAATACTTGGGTTAGGTGTGTCATCGTCTGCTTTGAAAAGATAAGGGTCACTTTCCTTTAATCCTGTGATGATGTCATCTAGTTTTGGCTTACCGTCTTCGTCAAGCTCAATAGTGTCAACATCAATAAATTTCATCAAGGTTGATGGATTGTGTGCGTTAGTGTCTTTCAATGCAAGGTTGATAGCATTGACCTTTTGTGTCATTGCAAGATTTGCTTCAGCATCAGCTTTAAACTTGTCATATTCAGCTTGCAATTTATCAAGTGCTTCTTTTTGTTCGGCACTTGTATTCGCATCAGCTTTCAATGTTTCAATCTGTGTCTCAGCATTTTGCAATTGATTTTTAAGACTGTCTCGCTCTTGCGTGATAGTGTCCAAAGCTGATTTAGTTTCATTTAAATCTTTGCCATGCAAAGTAAAAACTTCTTTAGCTTGTTCATCTGTCAATCCAAGATTGATAAGGTCATCTTTTGTAAATGGCATTTTGTCCTCCTAGTCCTTTTTGTAGGTGGCTAACCCCCACCACAAAGGTAAAATCTTATTTACTTCTTCAGTTTACCTTTGAACAAAGCGGACTTTTTACCGTTTTGAACGCACAAAAAAAGCACCTAGAAAAAATCTAGGTGCAAATAAGTAAGATAACTTACCAAATATTCAAATCTACAAATTTATCAATGATACTTTCTGCTATTTTACCTTTTTGTGTAATGTTGTATGCATTGTCAAAGGCTTTGAGCTGGTAATAATCTTCCAAAGCTTCTGCAAAGTCATCATTCAACTCGCCGTTTTGCAAAATTTTATCTAAATCAAAATTAGGTAAGCACTCTTTAACAAAAGCTATTTGCTTTTCGTTTAGAATTTCAACTATTTTCATTTTTCAAAACCATACTTTCTGCGAATTCTTTTTCCTGTCTTATGAGTTGTTGCAATATTCCCTGTAGATGGATTAATAACAACTGATGTATCTTTACCGATAAATTTTTGAGATGGTCTACCATACTCATCATATTTAATCTCTTTTATTTCAAGAGGATTTTTTAAAGCATCAATGATAGTTTGAGTTTCAACCTTTCGTTCAACAGCGCGATCAACAAGATGTTTTGAAACGTCTTTAATTTTTATATTGTTGCTTGTTTTCATGCCTATTATAGCACTTTTCACCTCTCGTTGCTTCTCTAAAGTTTTCTTCTTAGTCCCTAACAATATTTTATTTTTTTCGTATGAATTTTGAGTTGAAAATAACCTTTCCCTTGAATAATCACGATGCAAGAAACCATGCTGATCAACATAAGCACGCATCTTTCCTTGTAAGTTTCTAAGTTTTAAGCGTTCAGATGTGATAAGTTCATCATCTCCCAGTTGACTAGCGATGTGTAGGCGCTCTTTTTGGTTTCTGATAGCACGTTCAAGTGCTCTTTGTTTGGCTTGTATACGTGCATTCTCTTCTGCTTGTTCGGGCGTTAAGTCTTTGAGATAGTCTGGGTCTTCTGGTAGCTCATTGACCCCAATAATAAAAGGTGTCAAATAATGTCCACAATGCACACCCAAACAACCACCAGCATAACCATATCCGTAGTCAGACAAAGCAAGTACCTTAACACCTTGCTCTGTATGTGTCATGCCTTCCATTGTCACTATATGACCCTGCAAAGGTGCACACATTTCTCTAGCTGTGGCTTTCTTTGAGTAGTAGTAAGTGTCAATACCCATTTCCTTAGCTGGTGCTGTGCGCATTTCGTTGTAAACTCTAAACGTTGTCGTTTTAATAATAGCTCTTGCGTACGCATCTGCTCGCCACTCTCTGCCGCCTTTATCGACAAAACCTGTAAAATTCTTCTTTTGCCATTTCATGATAGTGTCACGAATAGCTTTATCAGCTGATTTTGAACTGATAACCACTTCGGCTACGGACTTCTCAACAATTGATTTGTATGTTTTTTGAATTGACCTAGGCAAAGTCGTATTGATAAGGTTTAAGTCACTAATCGCTTGCGATGTGTAAGCTTCAAGGCTATCTATCACGCCGTTGGCAATAGATTCACCATCTCTCCTGCCTAAATCCTCTGCAAGTTGCTGTTTAGTGTCTTTGTAAACCTTTAATCCTTCGTTAGCTATAACGTCACGTAACAAGTCCTCTGCTATGCCTGTACGTTCAGTGATAATTTTCAAGTTTTCTTCGTTTAGCATGTGCATATCATTCAACTTATGCATTTGCCAAATGTATGGATTTTCTTGCAAATCAGCACTACCACGAACGATTAAACGCTTAATCATATTATCAAAGAGTTCTTGCTGCATCTGAGCGTAAATATCGCTAACTCCTTGCATCTTCAAAGAGAATTGCTGGTCATTTAAGACTGGTCTCTTACTCATCGTCTTCCTCTACTTGTTTCCTGCCATAAAGCGCTAAGTCTGCATCATTTTCTGGTGGTAGCTCGCCATTGATTTCAGCTAGATAGCCTTTAGCTTCCTCTTCGGACACATTCAATGTTTTCTGGATACCTAAACGTTGTGGTGCAAAGCCTGCTGATACCATTTGCATCCAATAAGCAAGCTCTGCGTTTCGGTCTGTAAAGACACCATCGTCAAGATTGACTGAAATGTCTTCTAGCTCTGGTATTTCGCCCTTGTACAGACCTGTAGCTTTACCGAGTTCGCAAATAGATACGCATAACTCTTTAATCGATTGCTCAACAAGAGCAGCAATACTATTGCGCATTTGGTATGTGTCGCTATTCTCGCTAACTACTTCGGTAGCTGTCTTCATACTCTTGCCGTCAAACGAGAACATGCCAGCAGACACGCCAATCTGCATCTCAAACAGTTTCAGACCTTCTGAAATGGCTGTAATGTAGTCGTTTGAGCGGATAGGTGTTGTAATGTCCTTAATGCTGTTAGCGTCCATATCACCACCGCCTAGCTGTGTATAGATGTTTTGGCCTGTCTCAAAGCGTCGTTTAAAAGTGATTGAACCATCTTCTCTCTGTGCTGTTAGCTTAGTTAATTGTTCAGGGATAATGACACGACGTTGACCCATTTTGACTTCCCACATGAACTCATCGTAAGTTCTGTTGATAAAGTCAATTGTAGTTTTTGCATTATCAAAGATAGATAGACCAAGCGGACTGTTGATGTCTTTGTTGTTCATTCCTGGAGTTTTAAGGTATGTAAACAATGGACGTGATAAGTCTTTAAACATCGTTACTGGTTCAAGGTCTGGATACAATTCAGACAAGTTCACACGTTGACCTAATGCGTCGCTGATATCTGACTTGTAAAGCTCGTTAGTGATACGATAATAGCTTTTATCTTTCGTACTTCCTTGCTCGTTTCCGTCAGCTGTCACCCATTCATGAAACTCTACGAGCGTGTAATACACGTTCTTTCTGCCCTCTGACTTGATTGCTTTAGTCAAGATAGCAGCATTCGACACGTCTTGCGTATTTGATTGCAACGGCAAGAATACTGGTGCTTGAACGAATGCTACACGAATTCTGTCACCGTCAACATATGGACGCATGGCAAGACCACCCAACGCCAAACCACTTTCCAAATAGCGCTCAAAATTCTTGTTAAAGCGGTCATTGTCAAGCGTGTAACTGATGAATTTATCAACTGATTTGTTGTCCGACGTGATTTCTGCTTGTTCGTTGTAAACTAAGCTAGCAATCTTTTTCGATGCTGTTCGTGCAATCGGCAAATGATTAAACTTGCGACGTTTCACATCACCCTCGCTATTGATATATTCGACGTCATCAAATTTAGATTGATAGTAAGTTAGATTGTGTTGAATACGACTGTACTCTTCCTGACTAACTGCAATTTTTGGATGATCAAGAATACTGTTTAAATTTGAAGTCTGCATGTTATACCTCCCACGATTGAAAAAGTCTTTTACTTTTTGGATTAGACCCATAATGTCCTCCTAACTATTGCCGACACGTAAACCAAGGATTTTAGCATTGTCCAAGGCAAAGTATTGTGATACGTCGCATGTGTGGTCATCTTCTTTGATGACGTTTGGATTATCTGACTGGATTGTCTTCTCATCCCAACGATACATGCGATGCTCTTCGATAAATATCTTATTGGCTTCCGTGTCTAAATAATAAAATCGTCCTTGAGCAAGCAATGACTGAAAACTGTCAATCATTGTCACTTTTTTAAGCTTGGCTACTGGATGCCAGCGAATAGCAAAGTCTAAATACATCTGGTTTCGCAATGCCCCCTCAGCACTATCGATTGTGTACTGTAGCACTTGCACTCTGTACTTATCCACAACCGAACGAGTAAAACTGTGTATGTCTTGTGATAATTGACTAGGCGCTTTCTTGACTACTTTCCCCGCTGGTGAATAGTAGTAAGTATCAATCAAAATGACATTGCCTTTTGCTGTAATTCCAAATGCTCCGCAAGCTGTTGCTGACTGCTGGTGACCACCGTCAAGTGCAAAGGAAATACCAATCAGCCTATCATTAGCTGGCAAACTATCCAACGGATGAAACGTGCTCATGTTGTATACGTTGTTTCCAAGTCCGACTGGCTCGCCCAGGTAGATATATCTGTAATAATCAAAGTCATTAGCTTTAATACGTTCGATGTCTTTTAGCATTTGCTCCGTAACAAAGCCCAGCTCGTCATCAAGATAGCTAGATGAGTGGCAAAGATACTCATCACGGATTTTCATAGTCTCAAACCACTTGTTAATCCAACTGTATGGATTACGTGGAGGGTTATAGGACCAAAAGAATTGCACGCATTTAGCTTTAGCGTGTTTTTGGCGCATGAAAGTAACGTTTGATTGGTCAAAGTCTTCTTCGCTGTCAAATTCGGCTGCTTCTTCGTACCAAACAGCGATAATATTCCCAATATCGTTTGATTTCAGCTTTTGAAAGTCGTCTTGACCGTAGAAATAGAATGTTGAACCTGTTTTCTTATGAATGATTTTAAACGGGCTAACAGTCGTCTTGAAACCGCCAAATACTCCGTACAACTGCAACGCCCATTGTATTTTGTTAAACACGCTGTCACGGATTGTATTGGCTACTTTACGAATAATAACAACGTTAGCTGTGTCGCCTCGCTTAATGTATTTAATCATCATGTAGACAAGTTTTAATGCAATTACTGACGATTTGAACGAGTTACGTCCACCTTTTAAAATGTTATAAGGTTCGCTTGATATCCAAACAGGCTTAAAATGTGGGTTTACGTTCTTTTGAACATTAAAGACCATCGTCTACCTCCTCAGCCCATTCATCAACGATAATAATCTGCTCGTCTTGCGCCTCGTTAGCATTGACTTGTTCACGCAACTTAGCCAATTCAAGCTCTAATTTTTCGGCTTGTTTAGCAGTTGGATAACGTTTCAAAATTTCTTGAATAGCTTTGATAACTGTTGCATTATCTGCTTTCTTCCTGAGCCTTTTGACTTCGCCTGTAACTGGGTTCATCATCAAAACTTCTTCGTCACGATTTCCCCTGGCAATGTCTGATAGTATACTCAACGCCTCTTCAGCATCCATGATGTTTTTCTTGTGTAATTCAGAAAGTTGATCATCAATGTACGCTCGAATTTTAGTATTTTTTAGTAGCTTATCAGCGTTAGCACCTGCGTATTTTTCAGAATATCCAGCGTTAATTGCTGCTTTTGTTGCATTTCCTAGCTTGATAAATTCATCTGCAAATCGTTTCTGACGTTCATTCATTACCTCTCCTTTCACACAAAAAAATCACGAGTCTTAACTCATGATTTCATTGTAATATCAAGTTAACGTGGCTTTTTACCGTTCTTCCAAGGCGTTAGCTAACAAATGTCTGTATGTAGCACGGAAATAGTTATCAAACCAGTTGTTGAGATGCTTGTATGTTCTGTTTGGACTCCTGTAGTAAATCCTTTGACTAGCACCTATCACGTTCATTGTCTCGTATACATATACCTCTTTGAGCACTCTGACAAGTGACTCATCTGTTCTTGAGATAACCTCACTTGTGACTGTGTTCAAATTGACGTAAAACGCTGCGTCTTCACGATTATCCTCTAAAAAACAGTTGTGTATTTTTTGTTCCAAAATCGTTCTATTTGAGTCTGTTTTATCCCTCAAAAAATACCATTTTAACCATAAAATCTCACGTCTATGTATTACAGATAGTCTTTCAAACTTCGTCTTTGCCATAACTTCACCTCAAACTATTTTAATCCAAGTAGATTGTCATCCATTCTTCTTTTTCGGCAATCTTACCGCATTTTGTACATTTAACACCTTCTACCTCGTAAGTTCCTGTAAAAAATACTTTATGGATAGTCGCTCTCACATAATGATGTTTACAAAAGAAACGACGCACACCCAGCTTGAATTGACTAATCTTTTCCTTGATTACGTATTTTAAAGTTTCCCAAAAATCAAACATTATCCTTTTCCTCCTCGATTGTCAGCACAAATCTGTAATAACCTTTTTTCCCGCTTAATCCGCCTAGCTGGAACTTCGTTGATTTAATCACGTTATCATTGTCATCTGTCCAGATGCCAGCCTCTGTCATGCCATCCACTAAAGGCTTGACCGTCGGATAAAGGTTGGGCGTGTCTAGTCTTCGTCTTGTCGGTTTGTAAACTGTAACCGTTAAATGACACGGTCTTTTTGGACTAAATGGCAACATATGCTTATCTTTTTTGGCTTTGGTCTCATAAGCTGCTAGCTTTCTAATCCTGCTCACCATGTGACCTGTTACTTTATTATGGTCTCTGTCATTCGAATTAATGACCATGTTCAGCTTTTTATTTTTTGTGTTCCGTGGCAACCAAAACTCAAATTTTGTGTTCTCGTTGTCTTCCGACTCTATTAACACAACACCACAATCAGCACAATAATAATTGCCTGGTTTTTCGGGAAATGACTCTAAATCTGCTAAGTCTTTCCATTCATAGCAATCAGCACAAAATATTCTTTTAATTTTCATGTTCAACCTCTTCCTCGAACTTGATATATATAATATTCTGTGGATTGATGATAACCCCGTTTTTGCCGACCAACGGACGCCCTTTCTTGATGCATTTCCCAAATTCGTAATTCAAACGATTTTTCTGGCGTTCTGTCACTCCAGGCGCTCCGAGCTCGCTGCCGTCGCTTAAATGAATTATCATTTCGTATGTCATTCTTTCACCTCTTCAATTTCATACACATCTAAATTATCAAAACCATACTTTTTTAATTCATCTTTAGTAAATTGCTGTTTGACAGAGCCATCTCGTTGCTGTACTCCAACTCCATTCTTCTTGAATGACACTTTGTATTTCTTGACCGTATAGCCGAACAACCACGCTTTCGCAAATGTTTCTTGGTTTTGTGTTGCCCATTTAGAAGCCTCCAATGATTCCACTTTCTTATCATCACAGATAGCTGTACCTAGTTCATCTATTGGGCTCATTGCTCCAAGCAAAGATACTTTATTTCTTTTACACCACTCTATCCAATCAGCTATGTATTGTGGTACTGGTGGTTTTTCTGGTTCGTTAAGTTGATTAACAATATAGATAGCTGTGTCTCGCATTATTGCAAAATCGTCATATGCTTGCACACTCTGTTTCTTGATTTCTTCAATTACTTCTTGTTTAGTCATCATCTTCCTCCAATGTTTCAATAGCAACAACTGGCGCTCGACCTCTGCTAGAGTTGAAAGTGACATACTCCCCATTCAACCAACGTGTTAAAAGTGCCTCGTGCTGTTCTCTTTTGATATTGCAAACAAGCATTACTTTATTACTTAGTCTATAAGCAATTTTCATCATGACTCTCTTTCTAACATCTGAGCACGTTCAAGCCAATATTTGCGAGACACTTCTCGCTCTAGAGGTGTCATTTTATTGCTATCTGCTGCTGTGTAATAAATCTTCTTGCTCACATTTGACACTTTCTTCACATCAATAACGCCTAGTTTTATGCGCTGTCTCAATTGGTAATATGTCAAATTCCATTCACGACAACACTCAGCATAGTAGCCAACAAAGCGCTTGCTTGTCACTTTATCTGAAAACTCATACGGTACATATGATCTACCATTATCTTTAACACCAACTTCTTTCCTGGTTATGTTCCCTTTCTTAACCCTTGAGTCAAGAGTTTGTCTAGCCAATCCTGTTTTTAAACAATACTCTTCGATTGTTCCAGTGAATGCTTTTTGGGTTGAATTATCAGTAAATTTGTATACTTTAACTTTCATTGTTCGCTCTCGCTTTCATACGTTCCACCCCAATTATCAGCATGATAGATAATAACCTGATTATCTGATAGAGTCCTGTTCTGCTCTCTGAGCTCTCTATTTTCTTGTTTTAACTTATCCATTTCTGGCTCATAATTATTCATCGTATGAACACATCCTAAGACGTATACAATGCTCAATAGCGAATACAGTGCTATTCCAACCAGTAAAATATCCCAAATATGGTTTTTAATTATCTTTACGAACATTCATTTTTACCTCAATCGGTTTATTCTGTTTTTTAATTCCTCTCATGATACGAACATTGATAGCTATTGCTGTCAAACTTAATAAGATAGAAATTACACTGAAAATATTCATCTCGGGCCTCCTAAACACTCAATAATACTTGCTTGTTAACTTGTTCAATCTCTAGACGCAAGTTTGTCTGTGGTTGCCACTGTTTCCAATAATCGTAAGCACGATCAATGTCTTTCTTCTTCAAAAGGTCATAACGTGGGATTTTAAACAGCTCTTTGAAATCTTTAGCGGCTTGACAAAATACTTTCTGTCTTAATTTGCTATCAGAATATGCTGGCGCATCACCACCCAAGCATTTAACTACTGCCTTGTTACGTTCTTTGGTCAAATCCTGGTTAATTGACGGATTTACTGGCTGTTCATCTTTCAAATAGACGATGTCATCACGCATTACAGCTTGTTCTTGCTTGATTTCTTTTTGTGTTTGAAACAATTGGATAAATGCGTCCTCCGCCGTCAAAGCGTTTTGAGTAGGAGCAATATAAGCGCCGTGTTTGCGAATGGCTGGTAACACCTCATCTGTCACCCAATCAGCAAATTTTTCAGCTTCTGGCTTGCGTGATTGAAAAACCAACTTGTAGAAATTGCTTTCGTTAATGAAATTAGCTTTCTGAACACCTCCATTTGTAAGGAGGTCGGTAATAACTACCCCCTTTGGATTTAATCGTGATGCTGCATCTTTATGATTCTTGATATCTAACACACGACAACAATCTTTAAGATTAAAATAAAATTCATCCTCAATTGTTACTGTACGCACTTGACCAAATTCTTCGTTGTTAAATACTTGTACATTCATCATTTGAACACCTCTTCGCCATTTCTAAGCACATTGTTAGCCAAAACATAACTTGTGATTTGTCGCTGCGTTTCTGGATCTTGATAATAATTTAAAGTCGCTTGATAAGCTTCCTTAGCTGCTATAATTTTCTTGTTTGCATAAACTGTGAATAAACATAAGTAAGTAACGCATAAAACTGCGAATAATAATACAATAAATTGCTCTTGTGTCATTTGTTTTTCTCCTCGAAATGTCTTGTTACTGTTTTAAAAATGTCTAGCAATAGCTTCTGTGGAATATTTGAACGCTCATTATAAGATTTTGAAAAATACTTCCATTCAATCTCCTGTTTAATAATGTCGTTCTTTAAATTCAAATTGATATTGCTAGCGAACTTTGTTGGTTTCTGTAGCGGATAATCGTAATTGTTGTATCTTGTCATATTGAGATAAGGCAATTTAAAACCCATAACATCCTCAATATACTTCCAAATCCGTCCAGTTGCTGGGTTCTCGATGATAAAGTAAGCCGGTTCATAGCGTTTGATGATTTCAATTGTGTTAAACACCGTCAACTCACCATTGACCCGCTTCATGAATTGACGATTATAACGATAATTGATATATGCCTGTTCATAGTCTGAATGATTGCGAATTGTGAACATGCTTGCTTCTCTTTGTGGAGCAAACAAGCTATCTGATGAGAAATCCTCTTGTTTCCAACAAGCATTACCCTCACACATTGCGCTTGCGTTTGACCAACTCTCACAAGGCGGACTAGCTATGATTAAATCTGGTTTTGGGAGTTTATCCAACGTATCAAATAACGTGTTATCGCCAAACAAACGCTTATAATCTGCTAAATCTAGCTCAATGAAATGGCTATTTTTATGCTCAATATCAATGCCAATCGGATAAACATCAATATTTGCTTCTTCCGCTTCATTTAGCGTTTTAATTGCTTTAGTATATGAACCGTTACCGCTATCGAAAAGAGCCCAAACAATCATTTTTTTCAATCGCTTTTTTCCTCCTCGAACATCTCTTCAAATTCTCGTGTAATATTTCTCATTCCAAAAGCTTCCGACGCTCTGAAATAGAAATCTTTACCATGTGTTTTCTTGAGATATAGCTGTTCTCTACATCCTGGACAAGAAACTGACTTTCTATGATTTTTAATCTTCAAAATCGTGTACGTCCCACAAAACGGACACATTACTTCTGCCTTAACTCGTTCTTCTTTCATGCCACACCTCTAAAATGGTAAATCGTCTTCGTTGATATCCATAGGAGTAGAGTTTCCAAAGTTTCTGCTAAAGTCTGGATTGGGTTGTGTTGATTGACCTTGAAAGAAACTTGTCTGTTGTCCAAAGTTACCTTGATTTGGATTTTGATAGCCATTATTTGTGTTTCGTGGCTGTTGATTTCCGAAATTACCACTATTTTGGAAATTACCTTGGCTTTGGTAACCTTGATTTTGCCCAAAATTACCGTTGTTACCATTGTTTTGGTTTTGAGCTGGTGCATATCCATTGATTGCATCGATGATAATTTGTGGATATTTATTGCCTTCGTGCTCATTTTGACGATAGCGACCTGTGATAGTTACCAAATTTCCGACATTGTCATACAGGACATTTCCTAGCTCACCAAAAGCAATTACTTTGATGTAGCCATGTTTGTAATTGCCATCTTCACCTTTACCATTGGCAAAGCTCATGCTTGCTGTTGTAAAGCTTTGATCGTGCTTGTTGTATTCATTATTAAAGTTGATATAACCTTTATTCGTTACTTCCATTGTCGTCCTCTTTCCTATTTCTTACACTACTTGTAAACAATAACGCTAAGAACATCCATAGCGGCTGTTTGAAATAAACAGCGATGAATGCACATACAAGCAAAGCGCCAACATCGTGTAATAGCCAAGCTAACCAAATCATTCAACTTCCTCCACTTCTCTAACTTCCAGCTCATGCACGCCAAATTTTAAAAGTGGTGCATATCTCTCATTAAATTTAATCGCTGCTGCATATGGATTAGAAGCCTCTACTTCAGCCCCTAAATCCAATGCCGCAATTTTTCCGCTAACGTAATACTTTTTCATATTTTTACTCCTTGATGTCTTCTGATTTGACAAATACACCGTTCACCATTCGACCTGTACGCCCTTTGATTTCATTCCAAGCAAGCTCAAAACATTCAATCGTGCTAGTGTTTTCTTCCACTGCAATAGCATCTAAAACATCAGCTAAATGTACAATACTGCACTCAATTATCATTTTTTGAATACTCGCTTCACACCTACCGCCATTAATTGTTAATACGCTAGCAATACGACCAATTTCTACCGTACCTAGCAACAATAATTTATCAGTAGAAGCACCAAATAATCCTATTTGTTCTGGTACATCTTTGTAAAGGTTTGCATCGACTAGTTTATTAATATCTTTCAAATCCATTTGTTGACCTAAGATAATTAATACAACTAACACATCACCGATGCTATCTTTAAGCTGTTCAGGATTGCTCTTAGCTTTTGCTTGATTAAGCTCTCCCCACTCTTCGCTTAATTTTTGCATTTGCTTGATTGGTTCAGCTTTATCCAATCCTTTAGCAATAGACCACGTTTTGACATTTTCGACTAATTCATTAAATTTCATTGTTTTCCACCTTTTCTTCTAACTCTTGATATTTAATACCATTCATATCTAAGAAATCTTTAAACATCTTAGCTTGTTTTTCACCTTTTGGAAAAATCAATCGCAAATCATATACTACTGCCTTATTCTCAAATTTTGGCTCATTTTCAGGCGTGTTTTGGGTTTCAGGTGTAATTGTATTCCCCTCTAAAATTTCGCCTGTTTCGGCGTTATATGCCTTAATTTGAGTGTTAGCATTTTCTTGCGCTAAACGTTCAATCTCCGCTTTACGTTCAGCTTCCGCTTTTGCTTGTGCTTCTTCTTGTTCTTTACGCAAGATAACAGCATCTTTGTCGGCTTTCATGACTTTAAGAATATCAACAAGTGTCTTGCCATCTTCAAGCGCTCTGATGTACATTTCTGGTAACAAGTCATATTCTTTCGCTTGTTCTTCGACAGTCTCTTTGCTTGCTTTAAACTCTTCAACAGCTTTAAATTCAGCCAAGACCAGATTATCAATTTCATCAATTGTTGATTGTTTAAGTTCAAATTTGCCATCCTTAAAGTATTTCTTCAATCTGTAATCATTGTAGCTAGTTTCAAATGTTGACTTATCCAAATCTGCTAGCTCGCACTTTTCTTCAAAAACAGCACGTACAGCATCAACTCTTAGCAATCGTTCCTGTTCATCAATTGCATTTAAGCCCTCTGTCATTTTTTCGGTTACTCCGTTAATTGGCGCTAACACTTTGTCTTTGTACCATGTTTCAAAGTCCTTGTAAGGTAGATTGATAACACCTTTAATTTCTTTGCGTTTAGTTTCTAAAGCCTTTGTTAGATTGTTGTAGATTGTGCGCTCGTTGTACACTTGCTTGTAAGTTTCTGCTGTTATTTCTTGATTTGAATATTTAGCGACAGCATCAGCGACTTGTGCTTCAATAGCTTCACGGTCAATTTTGATAACTGCTGGTGTGAAATCAACATTGATTTCTGTTAATGTGTTATTTGTTACGTCTTTCATGTTTTAGCTCCTATAGATCATTAAAATTTGTTTGATTTTGGTTTGGGTTTTGTTGTGGCATTAGTGATTTGATGTAGTTAATCACTTCGTTAAAATATCCGCTTGGAACAGCTCTAAAATCGTTGATGTTGTAACGAACCAAAATACCACTTGCTACGATATCTGGGTTTTGGTTAGTCATCTGTGCAAGCTGATTGATGCCGTTGTAAATCTGCTGCAATTGATTATCATTGATGTATTGCGTTTGATTATCTTGTACTGGATATTCGTCAACATCTTTTTCACCAATTGCAAACAGACCTTGCAAAGCATATTTGCCAGCGTACGAGCTAACTGCGCCAGTCCACTGCGGTTCCTGCATCTGCTTGACTTGACCTCTTTTAGTGTTAAATACTGGTACCGAACTTAATTCCGCATATCCCGTTGTTTCGTGCCGTTCCTCGCCTTTAGCAATTCGTGCTATCGCTTTAACGAATAGTCGTCCTGCAATTTCTGTCAAATCATAATCAACAGTGAGCTCCCAATCCGTTTTTAGTTCTTTAAAGGCAGTGTAAATGTCTTCTGCTTTACGAAAAGTGTATTTAACATCTTGCGCTTTCTTTTTTGCCAATTGCATTCGCTGTTGTATTTGCGGAAATGTTAAATCTTCCATTTCTCATCCTCCGTTTGTTCATCTTTCCAGCGGTCATAAGCCTCGTCTTCATCACCCTGAAATACTTCTTCATGGTCCTCATACGTGCTTAGCCAATTATCATAATCAAAGTCACCAAATAATCCATGTGTCATTTATTCACCTCAACAGCTTGCATTAAGTAGTAGCAAGTCTTTAAACCATAATCAATGCGAACGATATCGTTAGCTTCATTGTATTTCTTATCCCACTTTGGCTTATCAATTGCTGAATTAATAGCTACATCACGTTTTAGTGCCTTAACAGCATCTTTGACGTTGTCATAAAAGCCGATGTGAAACTTGCGGTGACCGTTGACAATGTGTAGTAGTTCGATTTTCATTAGTCTTCGTCCTCATCTGGAAATAATACATCGCGCGCTGCTTCTGGTACATCTTTGCCATTTAGCACATCTTCAAGAATGTGTGAGATAACGTGCATTGTTTCAAAGGATATCAATTTATCTTCTGGCTGTTCAATAATTCCATCCTTATGCAGCCCAAGTGCTAGTATTGATATTCCGTGCAGGAACTCTTGCAGTTCTTCAATACGTTTCAAAGTTTTGTGTTCTTCTAAAATTGTTTGTTTTAAATCTGCCATTGTGTTCTCCTATTTTTGAAAATCTCTGTACAAGCTAATTTGGTGCTCTCTGCTTTCCTCGTCATCGTCCCAAAGCTCGGCGGCTGCTATCAGCATTTCCAGGAAGTCGTTATCAACCTCAACTGGTTTGCTACTTCCTTGCTTTAGCTGTTCAGCAGCTCTCAATTGCTCAACGTTCGTTATGCCTTGCGAACGCATACGAACCAGAATACCGACGACATAATTTAGAAACAGTTTTCCGTTTCTGACAGATATTTTCAAAGCTTCGTTAATCAGATTAATAGAATAGCCATCCTCTTTAACAAGCTTTTGAATATCTTCCAGTTCAAACGGTGAAAGCATACGACCAAAATTAGCTTCAAAATTATTAATAAGTTCCTTTAATTCCATTACACCCACTTATTAATTATTAGTAATTATTTATTATTAGTAATTATTTATTGTTAGTAATTATTAGGTGGTGATTTCTCAACTTTGAGAAACTCAACTTTGAGAAACTCAAGTTTGAGTTTTCTACATTTGAGTCAGCTCGTTATCTAGCTGTTGTTTTAACTGCTCAAAGATTTCATCAGTTATTTTCCTATCAGCACAAAACCTAAAGTAAGATATCCCGCTTTTATCACCTAACCCTTTTTTGTAAGTCCTTATGTATTGATGCTCTTCTAATTCTTTTAAACCTGTCCTAACAGCTGACACTTTGTCTTTTGACCGCTTAGCTATTTCTTCTGGATACACTCGCCAATTTTCTTTATTTCTTAAAATGACCATCAGTATTCCCTTGGCTTTAAAAGAAAGCTCATCATCGTCCAAGAACTCATTACTAACAGCCGTGTAGTTTGATGTTGTATTTCTGAAAGATGTATTGCATCAACTCACCTCCAACTGTTTCTCGTTGATTGCTTTTAAAATGTTATAAACTTGATGACCTGCTGGGATGATGTAGTCAGTAATATCCTCAAGTTCCGTACCATCAGCCATTACGTGGATTATTTTGTAATGCTTTTTAGCCATAGTTTCTCCTTTCTTGCTTGAGCCAAAACATTCAACGTGTCTGAAAGTGTTAAACCAATTAAGCTTGTAATAAGTACCTCGCTTAATTGATAATGTTTTCGTTGCCAGTTTTTTACTAGCATTTCTTGTGTACTATTAAGTTCGTTCATGTTATAATTTAGTTAGTTATAATTTGTTAAGCGCCTATCGGATTGCCGTCCGAGGTGCTTTTTTTGTTTTGATAAACTACTGTCGTTATCAGTTGCATTTATGCGACTACATCCCCAAAAAAAATATCAATCGCCTCTTCTTTTGTTAAAGGAACGGCTAAAGCAATTTTTACCGCTTCTTCAACTGAGAAAGTCCCACCATTTTTTAGTTTTCTATAAAAAGTACTTCTAGCAACGCCAATACTATCAGCAACTGCTTGTTGAGTTGTTCCTTTTTCCACAATTACTCCTTTGAGCTTTTGAGTATTAACCATTTTTATTTCTCCTTTCCAGTTGCGTTATTGCAACTTTGTGACTTTATTATAAGACCTATTTTTTTATTTGTCAACACAAAAGTTTCATTTTTGCAATTATTTTTGTTGCAATTTTGCAAAGTCTATATTATACTATTTGACAAGGAGGAAATTATGGACATCGGAGGAAAATTAAAGCAACGACGGATTGAGGAGAAAATAAGCGCAGAAGAGCTGGCTAATAAATTGGGAGTTTCTAAATCTACCATCTATAGATATGAAAAAGGTGAGATTGCAAAAGTCCCTACAGAAACATTAGAAAAAATTTCTAAAATCCTAAATACAAGCCCCGCTTATTTTATGGGCTGGTCTGACATCCCAAATAATACTAAATCTGATATTGTTGTAATATATGATAAATTAAATCAAATAAGACAAGAAAAGGTCTTAAACTTTGCTAGCGATCAACTTGCTGAACAGGAGCAAGAAAATACTGTTTCTTCTATCTTTAGCAAAAAAGAAGATGACAACGAATACATCACCGACTATGTTCAAGGTTTAGTAGCTGCTGGACGTGGTGTCTTCCAAAACGATAATCTTTATATGGAAGTTAAGTTAAGAGCTGATGATGTACCAGAAGAATACGATACAATCGCTAAAGTTGCGGGTGACTCAATGGAACCGTTGATAAAAGATAACGACTTGTTGTTCATTAAAGTAACTAGTCAAATTGAACCTAACGAAATTGGTATTTTCCAGGTCAATAACAAGAACTTTGTTAAAAAACTAAAACGTGACTATGATGGTCGATGGTATTTACAAAGTTTAAACGATAAATACGAAGAAATCTACTTGTCAGAAAATGACGACATCCGCACAATCGGAGAAGTCGTTGATATTTATAGAGAGGATTAAAATATGGGATTGCTTAGCTTTTTATTTGGTAAAAAAAGAACAAGTATACAGCCAAAAACTTCTATAACATTTTCATCTTCTGATGAATTTGACTACTACACCCCAGAATATTTCAAAATATTAGATACAAGACCTAATATATTTGAAATTTACGGTAGACCTCACAATTTTCCAAAGTATGACGATAGTTTTATCACTAACGAGAACTACAAATTAAGAGAACTTTTATTGTTAGTGTGGTGGGGAAATCCAAAGAATGGTCGAAAATCTACTGTAACTATTCCTAAATACTTTTTTTATAGTTACAATTTAAATGCTGAGAAATTGACTAATGATTTTAAATCCAATGGTCTTCTAGTAGATATAGAAGGAAAAATGCTATTAACGGAAAAAGGTCAAACAGTTTACGATAAATACAAAGCTTTATGGGAAATCCATGTTGTAAAGCAGTATCCAACTAATCTTGATATTGATTTTCCGTCATGGGACAAAGAACAATTTGAGTTAAAATTGTATCAAATGGAACTAACATACTATAAAGCTCACGCAAATCATTGTAAAAAGTTGGTAGACTTTTTCAACTCTCTCAACATACCTTCTACTGCTAAAGATGTACACGATCAAATCAACTACTATATAAATGAGGGTAACAGCGACCTCGCAAAAGTTAATGACTATCAAGAAAAAATCACTATTCTAAAAGAAAAAACTACCCATATGTTAAGTAACTAAAAACTACGTGCAAAAGACTGAACCACGTTAAAAGCTGCTGGAGAAAATACAATGAAGAAGAAAACTGCTATTATCATTGCTACAGCTTTCTTGTTTGTCGCTAGTCCTGCTATCGAGACAACTGTTTTTCCTCAAGCTCATACAGCTTACGCCGTATCAAAAGAGTATAAAAACGCTCTTGAAACAGCTGAGTTGATGAAAGACGCAAACATGTCTAAAAAAGCTTTCTATCAAGCATTACAAGATGAAAGTGGCTTTGAGAAAAAAGCGGTAGATTATGCTGTTAAAAAACTGAAAATCAGTTGGAAAAAGAATGCCTTAGCATCTGCTAAAGAATTTCAAGATTATGGTATGTCTAAAAAACAAATCAAAGAATCATTGCTTAGCGAAGAGGATGGCGGAGGTTTTACAAAATCAGAAGTCAACTACGCTATTAAACATTTAGAAGACGAAGATTAAAATAAAAAAAGCCCACGCTCAAATTTTGGACGAGGAGAGCGTGAGCTAGGAAGTATACAAGAAAAAGCCATTAAATGGGCGTTTTTCTTGTACCCATTTTATCATTTTTCAACGATAATTGAAAGAGGTACAAATATGAACAAAGTAGCTATCTATGTACGTGTATCAACCACAAACCAAGCCGAAGAAGGCTACTCTATAGAGGAACAGATAGACAAGCTAAAAGCATATTGCATGATTAAAGATTGGAGTGTATATGATGTCTATGTAGATGCTGGTTTTTCTGGTTCTAATATCAAAAGACCAGCTATACAAAAGCTTATCAAAGACACAAAAAGGAAAGTCTTTGATACCGTTTTAGTCTATAAACTTGACCGACTAAGCCGAAGCCAAAAAGACACATTATACTTACCCGTTTATGTTTTTTTAGAAAATAAAATAGACTTTGTCAGTCTACTTGAAAACTTTGATACTTCTACAGCTTTTGGGAAAGCTATGGTAGGTATTTTATCGGTGTTTGCTCAATTGGATAGGGAGCAAATTAAAGAGCGTATGCAATTAGGTAAATTAGGGCGTGCTAAGTCTGGTAAGCCTATGATGTGGGCTAAAGTCGCTTATGGCTAAACACAGATCATATTCAACCTGGTAAAAGGACCGCATTGCCGTCGGAGGCTATTATTGTAAAAGAAGTGTTTAGCTCATATTTGAATGGACGTTCAATCACTAAATTAAGAGATGATTTAAACGAGAAATACCCAAAAACACCAGCTTGGAGTTACCGCACTATAAGACAGATGCTTGATAATCCTGTATATTGCGGTTACAACAAATACAAAGGTCAGGTATACCCAGGAAACCACGCGCCTATTATTTCCAAAGAAATATACAACCAAGTCCAAGACGAGCTTAAAATTAGACAACAAAAAGCATATGAGCACAACAATAATTATAGACCGTTCCAATCAAAATACATGCTTTCTGGTATTGCACAATGTGGCTACTGTAAAGCGCCTTTAAAAATAACATTAGGCACAATCAGAAAAGATGGAACACGTTTTAAACGCTATCAGTGTGTTCAGCGTACACCTAGAAAAACAAAAGGCGCTACCGTCTACAACAACAATGAAAAATGCAACTCAGGATTTTATGAGAAAGACGATATAGAAGCATACGTTCTAGAGTCTATTTCCAAGCTCCAAACAGACTCTAATTGCATAGATGAGCTATTTAATGACGAACCAGAAAAACTTGATAGAGACGCTTTAAACAAAGAAATAGAGACACTCTCAAATAAGATTAGTAGACTCAATGATTTATACATTAATAATTTAATTACGCTTGATGATCTAAAAACAAAAACAGATACTTTACAATCGAAAATAGATATTTTAAAAGAAAAGCTAGAAAAAGACCCAGCTTTAGAACGACAAAAAAACAAGCAAAAGATGCTTAAAAAACTAGACACTAAAGACATTTTTAAAATGGATTACGAAGAGCAAAAGATGCTTGTCAGAGCGCTTATTAACAAAGTTCAAGTGACTGCTGACAGTATCAAAATTTTATGGAAAATTTAACAAATTTAGTATCATTCATTTCCACAAGTGTAAAAGCTTCTACAGACTTTTTACGTAGTTTTTTCCAAATGTTTTTCA